ATTCGATTGACAAGGAGAATTCCTGTAAAAGATAATAGCAGGGGTTGGGTTTGGTCGCATCACGAAATTAAAACAACATCTACTGGCGAAGTAGTTTGGTGGCGTTTCCGCTAACGTTTTATTTACGAATGTTTATGTTAAAGAACATAATTTTAGAAATTACAGCCGACAAGAAGGAAAGGCATATCGAGCCTACACACGCCACGTTTAAAGAGGTTTATGCGATTGCAATAAGTAAAGGATTTAGCGTTGTAGATGTTCGGAATGGACTTAACGAGCTTTATTTGGCTGGCGAAATTGAGGTTGGAAGGACAATAAACGATAAATACATTAAAATAGTAAAAGGGGTGTGGGGCTAAAATCCACAAGTAGGTTTTAAAGATTAGATGGGTGTGTATGGCACTATATGTATACCAGATAACCGAGAAGATTGACAGCTATGTCTAAAAACTCTAATCACCCCTTTTATTTCTTATAACTGGCATAAAATAAAAGAAATGAAAAACAAAATAAAAAGGACAAAATGGAAGATGTAAATAAAACATTGAATCAAATAGATGTTGTTGGTAGTTTTTTCTACGAAAATCCATTCCACCAACCTCACTACATATACAGTAAACCTTTTTATGAAACAACAGAACCGCCTGTTGAATATAAAAATTATTCTATATTTCATAGAATAAAACAAAAGGAAGTTTGTTGTAATGTTTTTGATGTTGTCATTAATGGTAAAATAATCACTCAAATGTGTTCTATAAAAAGCTGTAAAACTTTTATAGATAACCTTTTAAATCTTTAAATAAAATAAAATAAATGAAAAATGGAATAGAAAATAACCTTTGCAAATTCGCACCACATATGTACAGCGTGCTAAAAGAGCTTCAGGAATCAGCTTCTTATTGGTCGGAATACGATGTGCCTCTTGGCATAGTGGATAGAATAAACGATGTTTTGGGGAAGGTTGAGGCAAAAAGCGTAACACGAAAAGAATACCTGCAACAGTATCAAAAAGACTATGCAGCGAGTGGAAAGAAGAGCGAAGCGGCGAAACGATATTATCAAAAGCACAAGTACGAAATATGCGAAAAATTGAAAAATAAACGTAAAAACTTGCAAATTAATAAATAATACACTATATTTGCCACGATGAAAACAACCGAACACGAAATTCAAGTCAATTGCATAAATTACTTTCGATTACGCTATCCGAAAGGTTTAATCTTTGCCATTCCAAATGGTGGACAACGCAATGTGATAGTAGCTTCTAAATTGAAAGCAGAGGGCGTTTTGTCAGGAGTTCCGGACTTATGTATTCCAATCGCTAAAAAAGGCTATAACGGGCTTTATATTGAGTTAAAAAATGGCAAGGCTGGAAAGGTGTCGGACAATCAGCAAACGATAATGAGTAAGCTACAAAGCGAAGGCTATCAATGTGAAGTGTGCAGGTCGTTTGACGAGTTTAGAAGTGTTGTTGATGGTTATATGAACTAAATAATAGGTGCTGCAATAGTGAGGCTTGTGGTTAAATGAGGGTAAATGAGGAACTAACAGCCTATTATTTTAATCAGTAAAATTATGGGATTAAAAAATAAATGCAAACATTGTAAATTTATTGAAAAAACTTTCCCTAATGCATCTGAAATGACACCAAGAGAATATTGGATATTTACAGAGGTTTTTTGCTACCTTCACGATGGTAATGATTTTTGTAATTTCAACAAGAAAAAAGAAAGAAAAAAATAAGAGAAAAAAGAGAAAAGAAAAGAAAGTAATATAAAGAAAAGAAAAGAGATTAAAAGAGAACAATTAAAAGAAAGAAAAAAGAACATCCGAAAATCCACTTTATTTTTTTTTGACTATCTTAAACATTGTTATAAAATTATGTTATAAAACATATGTACAGCGAAGAACAAAGGCAACAGATATTTGACGACATTTGCGATATGATTGTAAATGGTAAATCTTTGCGCACAGCATTGAAAGAATACGACCAAATAAAGGCGTCTGACTTCTTTAGGTGGATAAGAAATGACGAAGAAAAACGCAAACAATATGCGCGCGCCTCTGAAGAAAGGGCGGAGTTTTTCCGTGAAGAGATTTTCGACATTGCCGACGATGGTTCTAATGATTTTGTACCGAAATATGATAAAGAAGGCAATCCAGTTGGATTTGTTGTTGATAAAGAACACATCCAGCGCTCTAAACTTCGTATTGATGCAAGGGAGTGGTATATGACAAAGATAAACCCTAAAAAGTACGGCGATAAACCAATAGAAGCTGACAAAAAAGACACTGAACCGCTCGAAGTAGTAGATTTTTCATACAAAGAGTTATCTGATGAGAATCAATAAAATATACGCCGACTTCTTTGATAGGACAAAAAATGAACCTCTTGTATTTTTAAGGGGTTCTCGTCGTTCAGGGAAATCCGTAGCTATATTACAGAATGAATATCAGCATGGTAAGCGTGGTCGGCATAACATACAGTGTATTGCAAAAACATCCACGCTGCTCGATACTGGTATTGTGTCTGATTTTGAAAATATACTGAAATTTGATGGCATAGAACTGCCTAAAAACAAGTCTAAAAAAGAGTACTATATCAATGAAAGCAGGTTGAGATTCCTTTCAATCAATAGGACTGTAAATGCTTCTGATATTGCTCGGACAATGGGGGCGGCGACAAGGCGATTTATAAACGAGTGTAACAACTTCGACAAAGCTACTATTGAAAATTTGCTTATCTCTGCTGGTAATATGTTCGGCTTACAGACACAATCAAAGGTAACATTTGACTACAACCCAACATCACCATTTTGGGCTTCTGAATATGAAACACCTGAAAATACACTTGTAACAACGTGGAGAGATAACGCTGCCAACCTTTCAGATGCACAGATAAAGCAGTTTCTTGAATGGGAGCGTATAGGAAAAATGTCTGATGTAGGAACTCCAGAACGTTGGCGCTATGATGTTATTTGTTGCGGTCGCTTTTCTTCCATATTTGGGCGTATTTTTTCTGCTCATAATATACATTTTGGCGAAATAAAGAAAGGCGCAAAGAGATATATTTTTATCGACCCAGCAACGGCTCGTAATGGTGGTGATTATTTGGCTTGTGTTGTTGGTTATTTTGTTGATAATAAGTTGTATGTTACAGATACTTATAGCGAAAACAATAACGGTCAGGGTGCATTTGTCGAATGGTTGCAGCGTATTATATCAGACGGACTACCGACTGAAATATATAGCGAGGTAAATGGCGAGGTTGGCATTCAGTTTTATAGGCTATTGACAAATAACAACATAAGAATACTACCTTACACGTCAAATACAAATAAATTCGACCGTATAATGGCAAAATATGACTATATTTGTGATAATCTTATTTTTGCAGATACTGAAAACAATAGGGAATTTGCCAACCAGATATACGCTTTTGACGAAAAATGTTCGCACGATGACAATATAGACGCCGTGTGCTCACTGCTTAATATTGGGTTAATTAAAAAATTAATTGTAAATATTATTTAAAAAGTATTGCAAATTAAAATAAAAGCATTATATTTGTCGCATTAAAAATTCTAATAAATGAATATATTCGGTTATCAAGTCAAAGTAGCTAAATCAAGCAGCTCAAAAAAACGTGTTGCTGTTGACTTTTTCGCACCAAAGAAAGACCGCTTGGTTTTTTCTCAATCCGATTTATTGGACGTGCAAAAAATGATTACCGACCGACTTGAGAAGGTCGAGTTTTCTGCAAAAATTGACTTCTTGGCTACTAAAAATATATTTGATTTTCTAAATTCAAACAAATTACAGATAGTTAGACGTATATTCTTCGATGGTTATTTAGTCATAAACACTAATACGCTCGAATTTGTAGATATGTCTGCTCGTAATTTTACAAAAACGTACGACGGTAAGATGTTTTTTGAGTTGTTTGAAGGCGAAATTATCTATACTTCTGAAACATTCGAGGCGTGCGGTAAATCTGATTATGAGTTTTTAAAAGATAAATTACTTTTCCTTGATACTGTGAACTCTAGCGACTTCAATTTAATTGAGAATTACGGCGCTATGGGTATTATTTCACCTGAAACAGATAATACAGGTATTGGCTCGACGTTTGATGAGAATGAAATTGATGCTATGCAAGAGCGATACCGAGAGGCTTATGGCGTTAAATTTGGCAAATGGCATTTGTGGTTTGTTCCGAAACCAACAAAATACACTAAAATAGACTTACCTATTGCACAATTACAGCTTTCGGAAAAGAGGTTATATTGTTTACGTGCTATTTATTCGGCTTTTGGTATTCCTAAAGAGTTGAGCGTTTATTTTGAGAACTCAAAATACGCTAACTTAAACGAGGCAGAAGTAATGATTTATACTAATGTTATAACCAAATGGGCTAATGTTATGTTATCAATTGCCAATAGCATTTATTCAGAGATGCGCAAAAATCAACCATTCTTAATGTCTAATGAGTTTTGGTTTGATTTTGTAGGCGTTTTAGCACTGCAAGAAAAACAGATGCAAGAAAAAGAGAATGCAAAATTAGACCTTGAATTTTGGCAAAAAATTAAAATGACTTACCCAGAACATTCACAAACAGCAACATCACGAATTGAAACACTAATTGAAAATCTATAATGGAAAAAATTTTAGTTAAGAATTATGCCGCTTTTTTACCTTTTGAAAAGGATGAAAAGAAGTACAAAATTATTACCGATAAAGATGGTAACGAGATAGGCTTCGAGGTCACAGGAATGGTGACGGACTTCAAAACAGCCAACCAAAACGGTCAGAAATTTGAACGTAATAGTTATGACCGATTTATCAAAGAATACTTTGAAGCAAACGATTTAAACATACCTATTGACTTGATGCACATTCGTGATGCGTTTCATTTAGCTGGTGTGGCAAAGAAATTCACTAAAAAAGATGGCGGAGTACAAGTCGTTGCTTTTATCCCTAAAGGGGTTTATTTCTATAACCTGATTAAATTACTTCTTGAAAACGGAGTATTGCAAGGATTTAGTAATTATGGTTATATCAACGACTATGATTATGACCGCGTTAACAATGAAATAATTGTTAAAGATTTTCAATTAATATCAATTTCACTGGTTGACGTTCCGAGTGATATTTCTGGTAAATTTGTATCAAATTCAACTAATTTTGAAGGGTTCACACCTGAACCGATTACTAATAATTTAGATATTTTCATACCATGAGTACAATTTTTGACAAAATGAAAGATAATGTTGCTCGTAACTCAAAATATGAGCAACCAAATGAACAGGCAGACGTGAAGCCTAAAGCGGTAACCCCACAACAAAGAACACGTAAAAAGTAATTTATTGTTTAATTTAATCATTAAAAAAATGGCTAAACAAAGTAAAACGGTTGCCGCTTTCTTGGCGCAGAACACGGCAAAAGAAAAAGTATTAAACTCGTTGCGCAAAAAATTGGCTTCTAACTCATTGAGCGAAGAAGCAAAAGCCGATGCAGAAGCTCTTATCGCTGAAAAAGAAGCAGAAGTGCAAGCAATTAAAGATTTAGTTGCAGAGCTCGAAGCTGGTGAAGAAGACAAATCAGAAGAATTGAAAGCTAAAATTGCCGAATTAACAGCAAAAGTGGCTGAAGTTGAAAACTCTTTGAAAGCCCCTCGTGGTCTTTTACGCGTTCAAAACTTCATTGAAAGCAAAAACGGTGCAAAATCGTTCTTGTCAGTAGTTAAAAACTCAATGAATGGTGAGGAATTCAAAACAAATTGGAAAGCTGAATTGACAAAAAATGGCATTACTCCAAACGATTTGATGTTGCCGCCTGCTGTTGTTTCTGTTTTAACAGATACTTGGGAAAGTACTGCTGAAAACTTTTTGCAATTGCTTGACGTAACTGGTTTGTATGCTTTAAAAGTTGCTTATGACAACAACGAAGCAGAAACAAGTCGAGCACAAGGTCACAAAAAGGGTACTGCTAAAAATGAGCAAGTATTGAATTTTGTTCCGAAAGAAATTCGTCCTCAAATGATTTACAAGTATATCACGATTGACCGTGAAACACTTGATTTTGAAGACAGAGATGGCGTATTAGCTACTTATGTAGCTCGTGAGCTTGCAAGTCGTATCTTACACGAATTGATGCGTGCTGTTTTGGTTGGTGATGGTCGTGAGGCTGCCGCTGATAATAAAATCAGCAAAGTAGAATCTATCGTTCGTGATGCAACTGATGCTTATGTAACCGTTTCAAATGCTGCTGGTGATAAACCAACAATTGACGAAGTGGCAGAAGCCATCGACAGCATCACCGCAGAAGGCGATATCGTTCTATTTGTTTCGAAACAAACGGCTCGTTCACTTGCTAAATTCATTTCAGGTACCGGAGCAACCACTCAATACAAATCATTGAATGATTTAGCTATGGAGTTGGGCGTTTCTGAAATTAGAACTACCAAATTATTGAACGAAGCTGCTACCGAAACTGTACGAAAACCGCGTGCAATTGCTTTCGTTGGTAAGGCTTATAAGGTAGTAGGTGATTTGACGATGCAAGGATTTGAGAACTTCATTTTGTCTTACAACAAAAAAGAGTTTTTAACAGAGATTTATGCAGGTGGTGGCTTGGCTGTTCCTGGTTCAGGAGCTGTTGTAATGTCAAAACTAGCATAATAAACCAATTAACACCGAAAAATAATGTTAACTCCGAGTAAATTTTCAAGCGGTTATACCGCAATCCCTAACGTAGCTGCAGAAGATGTGGCTGTACGTGTGCAGGCTTTTATCGACTTTTTCACTTGGGAATGTTTTACAGAGTTTTTCGGTGTTGAAATTTCTGAACACATCGGAGCGTTAGAAACCGAAGACAAAGAGGCTATTTTAACCGAAGCCGAAGAGATGTTGAAATACTTTGTTTTCTCGAAATGGATTCAAGGAAATAAGTTTTTAACAGATAATGGCACGGTTGTAATTAGCTCCGTTGTTGGCTCTAATGTGTACGACCTTAAAAGGGTGGCAGACGTTTACAATCGTTCTGTTGAGCTTTCAAAAGCGTTTGAGGCTTATCTTGTAGCTCGTTCAGACTTTTCAGATGCAGTATGTAAGGCAAAGAAACTATTACCTTTTTTTAATTACTAAAATGGATTGTATTTCTATCATAAAAAAAGCGAGTGAGGCGGCAGGAATGAAATTCCAACTTGGGCACCTAGAGGAAATATGTAAAATTTTAGCATCTAATACCAATGCTAACTTAACCACGTATCCGTGCGTTATGGTATTAGAGGATGTCCGAGAAGTAGAAGAAGAGTACAAGACTTTGTCAACATTACAAGTATTAATCGTTGTGCATTCGGACTTAACTATACGACCTATACCAAGATGGAACGATATTATGCAAGGTCAATTATTAGTGCTTTACAACAAATTAATTGCAGAGATTGAAAAAGAGGCGCAAGTCGTAAAACCGATCAACAAGATTTATCGTCCTTTGGTATCGAATGCTTTTAATTTTGGAGCTTCACAAACTCCAGTTTTCAATGACCACTTAAACGGTATTGAATTACGTGATTTTAAATTTAGTTTTATAAACAATTGTTAAAAAATAAAAAACATGAGTGAAATTTGTAATAGCTCGGTAAATCCGAGTACAAAACAAGTAGCCTGTACCAAAATACCAAATATGCCAGCTGCATTGATATTTTGCGAAAAAGGCGAAAAGTATGGTATTGTAGGCGATAGTATCGAGGCTGACGTAGTGGTAAATGCTCCTATCGTTTTGACTGGAATTAAAACAACTGTACCAGTTGACACAGCCGCAACATCGCAAACGTTGGGCGATTTTACATTGACAAATGATGACGAATACACAGGCTTGACCTTTGGATTCGTTAAAACTCCTTGTAATGTTAAATCAATCAAAAACGTTGCACAAAGTGGCAAAGGTGGTCTTTTGATTTTGACTAAAAACGGTGTTTTGATTGGTAAAAAAATCCATTTTGATGGAGCAAACTACCAAATCGAGCCTTTGGATATCAATTCAATGTCGGCAGCTTTCCCTACTGGTATCTTGGCAGATGGTAGCGACTTGGCAGCCACATTGACCGTTAATTTCGGTATGGTTACTAACCTTATCAATTCGGCGAAAGTAGCTTGTATTGACGTGGCAGACGAATACCCTCAAATTACTGGTTATGAGTTAACCTCTGGCGTTGCTACTGCTACAACTGTATCGTTTATCGCTACTGATTGTGCTGGTGCTGAAGCTCTTGATTTAGTTGCAAGCGAGGTTTATGTTAACGGTACAGCTTCGACCGCTATTGCTTCGGCTGAGGTTGGTGGACATAATGTTTACACTGCTACCTTTGCGGCTTCTGTAATTCTAGAAGGTGTCAACACGTTGGTTCTTGAAAGTGTAAGCAAATACGGTAAGACAACCTTTAAATTCACTGCATAATGTTAATCGGTCGCACAGATTATAACGTCGATGTCTGTGGTAAGATGTCACGTGAGCAGTTTGAGGCGGTTTTTCCTAATGATAAAAAAGCGTATGATATCATACAAAAGTCTTTAGGTAAGAAGCTAAAAAAGGAAGTAACCGAGTAGGTAATTAATTAGATGGGGGAGTTTGAACGCTCCCCCATTTTCAAATAAAGTATAAAATGGGCTGTAAATGTAACGAAAATAAAGACGCTGTGCGTAAGTTGGCTGTATCATACGCTAAATTACACCAATGTGACGTGGTTATTTTCAAGTGTTCAGAAACAGACTTTTGTGAGCTTTCAAAATTCGACTATGAAAACCAAATAATAGAGGTAATTTATTATGACAATCTTTGAGTTTGAGCAGATATATGACAAAGAAGAAAAGACAGCCGAAGACGTAGACCTGATTTCAGATGTTATGGAGCGTTGCGGTGAGCAGTCAGATGATAACTTCTTATCGCGCGAATTACTTCGTAAACAGGCTTTGTTACACGCTGCAATTCTTGAAGTAGAGGCAGGAAATAAAAAGTCTTTTGCACCTCAAATGGAGCAATACAATCGTGCTAAATTAGAGCTTGAAAACTACCGCAAAGAAAAGGAAGACGAAGCCAAAAGAAAAGGTTTAGAGCATTCAACGTTTGCGGATTGGTTTTGCTTTATTGAAAAGTACGCAGGTTTCGCCATTGATAAAAATAGAAATTTAAACGATTTTATAGTTTTTGTAAAAATGTTAAAAAGAGAGGCAAAAGCGTATGACAATCAACGACAAACAGAAGCTAATTAAAAGCCTTGACGTAAGGCAATGCGCTGGCGATTCTGTTATTGATAGTGGTCGTGAGATTATAGACCAACAAGAACGCCAATTTGACCTTGGGGAACGTTCAGACGGTACAAGTTTTGCCAATGAATACATACCGTTTAAAGCGTTCGGTCGTACTTTTCACTATTATTCATTAAATTGGACTGGAGAATTTAGGCGTGGATTAACAATTACAGACGATTTTAGAGTTGAAAGTACTGATAATAAAGCGCCTGACATATCGAAAGCAATAGGCGAGGAACTTTACGGATTACAAAATGAAAGCGTTAGCAATGTGAAACCACTTGTACAAGCTAACTTTATAAAAATAGTAAACGATAATATTTAAAACGACAATAATATGGCAAGTCAAGATTTAATTAATGAAATTTTCGACGTCGAAGCGATAAAAAAACAAGTATCTGAAATAGACGCTTTGTTAGATGCTACCAAAAAAGGTATGTCGGATTATGCCAAACAGATAAAAGAGGTTTCAGGCAATTTTGACACGATGAAAATGTCGGAAGTGATGAAAGAAAACGAAAAGGCTGTTAAAAAAACAACTGAATCGCTTTCAGAACTTGACAAGCTCGAAAAACAACGCATTCAAACGGTCGCCAAATTAGAGTTTGCCATGTCCGAAGAAGGTAAAGCAATGCTAGCACAGGTTGAAGCTGTTAAAACGGCTTTAAAAGAGCAAAATAACTCAATTAAAGTAAGCGCACAAGAGGAGAAAGCTATTCGAGACGTAACAAATGCACTCACAAAACAGGTTACCTCTATTGCTTCGGCAACCGCAGCAAATAACGCACTACGTAAAGCTGCCAAAAACCTCGATATTACTACCGAAGAAGGGCGTAAAACGCTTGAAAAGTATAATAAGGTCATTGATGCCAACGATAAATTTATCGCTGCTAATTCAGATGCTTATACGAAACAAAAACTAAACATAGGTAACTACAAGTCGGCACTTGAAGGTGTTACAAATGGAACGGTTACCTTGCGTGAGGCTCAAAAGGTATTGCGTGAAGAGCTTGGCACGTTGGCTCTTCAAACGGAAAACGGAACAAAAGGAACTGAAGAACAAAAACAAGCCTATGCAGATTTAGTTACTCAATACGGTAAATTTAAAGACCAGATAGGAGATGCAAGTGCGGCCGTAAAAGGTGCGTCCGAAGATTTTGTCGGCTTGACTGCTTCACTCACAGCGTTCAAGGCTGGTATAACCGTATTTCAAGGCGTTCAATCCGCAATGGCGATGTTTGGCGTTGAGAATGAGAACGTTTTAAAGACGATGCAAAAATTACAAGCTACGCAGGCGTTGTTAAATTCCATTAATGAAATAGCTACTTTATTACGTCAAAAAGATATTTTTTTAGCTCAATTACAAATACTTACAGAAAGCAAAAGTATAATCGTTCGTAATGTTGCAACAGTAGCTCAAAAGGCTTTAAACGCTGCAATGAGTGCGAACCCTGCAATGTTAATCGTTACTGCTTTAATCGCTTTGGTTGCTGTTTTGGCTTCTTGTTCAAAAGCTACAAACGACAATACAAAAGCAACAAAAGCACAGGCAGCCGCATACGCTGACGTATCAACCGCTGTATTTGATGCTAAAAACAAAATGACCACTTTGACAAATGAAATGGTTCTTTTGAAAAATGCAGGCGCTGATAGTAATACGGTAATGAGCGCCACAAATAACGTGCTCAAAGAATATGGCGTTACGACTGGTAAAACAGCTGAAGAAAGCGAAAAGTATTTGAAAGTAACACAAGATGCAACCAAAAGCACAAAGGCTGGTCGTGATGCTTATTTAGCGGCTCAAAGTGGTGCTGATAGTTTACGTAAAGCCATTTTTGACTTACAAGAAAAGCAAAAAATGGGTATCGAGTTGTCAGATGACGAAGAAAAGCAACTATCTGAAAATCGTGAAGCGTTGAGTGTTTATAACGCTAAAATGCGAGAAACACAAAAAGAATACGTTGCGTATAATGTAGCTATCGGTAAGGTAAATAAAGCCATTGAAGACGATACAAAAGCAAAAGAAGAATCAGCCGAAAAACAAAAAGAGGCAGCAGAGAAAGCAAAAGAAGCAGCGAAAGCAGCGGCCGAAGAGCGTAAGGCTTTAATGGCAGCCACTAACGAATACATTTACCAATCGGAACGGTTCGCCATTTTAAACAGCGTTGAAGGCGAAGAAGAAAAAGCCGAAGCGATTGCAGATCTTGACAAAAGAACGACCGAAAAGACTATACAAGAGTTGGAACGTCGTATCGCCAAAGAAAAAATGGCGAAATCAGAACGTGTTGCTTTACAAGCTGAACTCTTGAAACAGAAGGAAAGCCTTTTGAATCAAGAAGCCGAAATCGAAAACAAAGCAGCTGAAAAAACAAAGAAAAACGAAGAACAAAGAGCGGCAGATATAAAGAGCCAACGTGATCTGGTTTACGAGCAGGACAAACTTTATATTTTGCTCAACATTCAAGATGAAGAAGAACGCAACCAACGACTGAAAGAACTCGACCAAGAGCAAACCGACAATCGTGTTATTGAGCTTCAAAAACAGCTTGAAAATGAAAAATTAAGCGTTCAAGAACGTGCAGAACTCGAAAAAGAGATTGTCGGTATTCAACAAAAATCAGCTAACGAACAAATCGAAATTGAAAAAAAGAAGCAAGAAGAAGAAAAAGCGTTAGCTGAAAAACAAGCTGCATACAAGGCTGAAATGGTTGACAAAATAAAAGACCTTGCTTTGCAGTCTATTGACTTACTATTTGAAGCGGTACAACAATCGTTAGACGCTGAAATGCAAGCTATCGACAAACAGCGTGAACAGCTTGAAGAATCAACACGAAAGAAACAAGAGCTATTAGATGGAGCTGTAATGAGTGATGAAACTCGTAAAGAACAGCAAGCAAAACTCGACGAAGAGGCAGCAGCTAAAAAGGCGGAACTTGATAAAAAAGAACACGCCGCAAAAGTAAAAGCGGCTAAATGGGAGAAAGCACAAGCGATTACATCTATTTGGATTTCTTCGGCACAGGCTGCGATGACTGCAACCGCTGGGGCTGCACAAGCTGGTTTAGGTTTCCCTGCTGTTTTAGTAGCCTATTTAGCTTTAATTGGTGGTATTGCAGCGGCTCAAACCGCTTTAATCGCTGCTCAAAAAATACCTGAATACGAAAAAGGAACGGATAATCATCCGGGCGGTTGGGCGAAAGTATCTGAACACGGACAACTTGAAGTTATTGAAACGCCTGATAAAAAGACTATCTTAACCGATAAACCGACGTATGTAAATATGCCTAAACATTCAAAAGTTTATCCAAATATGGAAGCGTATGCAGCCGCAAAAAATGGCGGTAGTGTGGGCGGTACGAGGTTTGACGATAGCCGGATCGTAAAGGCTGTTGAAAATTCAAAAGCGGTTCAAAGTGTTAACTTGAACAAAAGAGGAATGTTTGAGGTTGTGCAAAAACAAGGACAAAGACAAATAATTATTCAAAACTCGATAAAATTATGATAGTAACACTAACTTGCGAAAATGATAGCACAACTCACGAGGTGCTATATGTTGATAAAGATTTTGAATTTGGAGCAATACAATGGTCGTTGTCGTTGGCTCCACCAGTTGGCTATTCTCGCACGCTATCAATCGACCAAATAAAGTTGGTTCGTGAGGATTTTGAGTGGTTTAAATCAAAGGTGTTAGTTTATGGCGATATGATTAAAATGGTTTTAAATGTCAATTCACGTGATTACCTTGTCGATTTAACTGATTACACATTATACGAGAATTACGTCGAATTTGGGCTAAAAAATACAGGTGTAGAAGCTGATTTTGCGGACAAAAGGGATTCTGAAATTACGTTAACGCCTGATGTTACGTTAAATGCAACAGGTGGATTTGCTTTGCGTGAATTAATAAAAAAAGATGAGTGGCAAACGTCAGGAACAAAATACAAAGATGCTGGCAGTGTAATTTACACAAATGGAATTATTACAAACGATGTGCTATTTATAAAATTTGATGGCTTTGTTGGAGACCCAACTTTAAGAGTTGAATATGACATACATTCGAATAACCAAAATTTAACCGTAACAGAAAAACCAAGCTCGATAAGGGTAGCATTAAAAAGCGGCTTAAATACCTTTGTTTTAGGTCCTGAAATACCATACGTTTATTTTAACAATTCGCTTTCTATTTCGGCTTTTAATTCAAAAGGATTTTATAACTTAACGACTGTTAACGCTGAATATGAGATTGGTTTATATGTTGTTACTGATATTGGTCGCTTTATTCCTGCAAGTGGTAAATGGGCTCGATTGACTTATTTAGGGCAAGACGTGGTAAATATGCCAAGTTGTCCTGCCGTCTCAATACGTGCGATATTTAACAGTATTTTTGGCGTTGATAGATACATTTTGCCTACATTGGGAATCGGTCAATTAGTGTTTGTCAATTCGGATATGCTTAATTTTGTACCAAGTCCTAAATTAACAATAAAAGTAAGCGAGTTTATAAAAGATGTTTGTAATGCAACCGCTTCGGCTATGGTATTCGATAATGGCAAATATCAATTTAAGCCTATTGACGATTTAACGACTATTAATCAATTACAATTACCATACGTTAAAGACTTCAAAATCAGCTTTTCAAAAGCGATGAATTATACCGAGTTTGAATTTGGTAGTAAAATGCCAAGTTACAAATTTATGTTGAGCGATAAAAACTTTTTCACTCAAAAAATAACTTGGCAGCCTCAAAATTTGTTCGGTCAAAAATATTCACTATCTTTGTCGAAATTACGAGTTGATTGTGTCGGTATTTACGATTGTATTCGCTCGTTTGTGAACGTTGAAACGTCAAATAGTAATGGCGATTACTGGGCGGTAGTAATAGACCCTGAAACAATGGACACGGTTAAACCAATAACGATTTCAGGAGTTGACCAACAGACAGGGTGGTTTAATTTGGATTTATCGCCACGTCGGCAGATGCAAAGAAACACAAGTTTGTTAAATTCATTTTTGAATTACAGACCAAAAACGATAAAAGTAACTGCAGCCGAAAATTATATGGCTACTATGGCGTATGATGGTCGCGGTCAACTTTTGGGAAATTATGATACAAGCGAAGAGGGTAAGCTATTTACCAATTTGGAGTGCAAATTTACAACGATGCTAACGACCGATGAAATTAGCTTGTTACAAAATGAAATAAGATTGCTTCAAATAAGTGTTAACGGTCAAGGCTATATGGTTTTTCCGACTAACATAGAATTTACAGAAAGTGAGCGACAAGAATGTGAGATACAAGGACTTATTGCATATACATTATAATGAAAATAGTAACATACGACGAAAGTAGCGTGATTTTTCCGCGTAATACGTTTGAGAAAAATCAAAATGAGCAATGCTGGGCAAGCGTATTGCCTATTGGCTGTGCGTTTGATATTGTGTTTCATAATGCCGCAATAGACCTACCTGAATTAATATATTATTCTATAAACTTTTATAGTGAAAATTTACCTGTTAAAACGCTTTCAGGTGTTACAAATGTTGCAAAAACCACCGTTTCAAACATTGTTGCCGACGTGGTATTTGATACAATAGAAATAATTCCGCCACTTGGCATAGCGTATAAAATGGTTATACCTGTTCGAGTGATTACCGACTTTGAACACGACCTTAAAAGGCTCGATTTCTACAAATTAGGCACTGAAAATGCGTTATTCAAATGCTACGAGTACGTAAACTTCTATAAAACGTCCGAATTAGCGAATGAACGTGAAATTTTCACGACTTCAGACCGCGTAATTATACCTACACAACAACAAGCATTTACAAAATACAATGCGATTTTTGGCGGTGTTAGTGGAATGCACATTTCAGAAGCCGAAGCACTCAATAATAAAATCGGTCTATCGGACTATATAATTATTGACGGTGGCGTATTTCAAATAGATACACCCCCTAAACTCACACCATTGAGCAGTAACCGTGTAAACGTGGTTATTGTTGGTTATTTCACAACTGACCGCAATATCTTACAGGAGCTTACTATTGACATTCCAGAAGCAGGCTATACGACACCAATAGAAGCAGGAGCGACCATTTTATTTGGCGAAAATGCTTCAATCGTTGGAACTGATTTGGTTATCGCTGACAATATAGGCGGAAAATACAGATACTTTTCTGTTATGCTTTCTAATGGTATTCTGTACCATTTTAGACAACAACGGTCAGGCTCTTACATTCCACCAGCACCAGAAGAGCCAGCAATTTTTGATTTTTTGCGACGAATTAAACGAATAAATTACGGTATAACTTTAACTCCGAAAGTATGACATTATTAGAACAACAAATGATAGATGAGCTTATCGTTACGCAAGGTTTTACAAATAATTTAGCTGCTAATTTGAACACAAAAGGCGTTCCTGCAAATACAAATGAGGGTCTTGACACACTTGTGCCAAAAGTTTTATTAATCGAAAGTGGTGATGACAAAACCCCTTACGAAGAATGGCAGGAAGGCTTCGGCTATAATTGGGATAGTGTAGTAGCGAATGCACCAATGACGAATAGCCAACGTATTTTGCACATTTACACAAAAGTAGAGTTGCTTAAAATGATTTCTACATTTCCAACAAGTGCCGAAATATACACCTATAACGGTAGCGTTTATCGCAAAATTACAATGGATTCAAATAAGCGTTTATCGTTTATTAATGCTGATTATATAACTAATACTTTCGACAATCTGCAATACGTTTGTGTTGTGTATGCCAACGCTTCTTGGGGGAATGCTGTATTTGAAACATGGCTTCCTGTTGTTTATGGTAATAGTAAAGTTGTTACTGCAGACGCATTGGTTAATCTATTAAACACAAACTTTGTAAATGTGTACTATCCAACATTAAGAGGTGTTGATGTTAATGTATTACAAACCGTTATTATATTTGGTGGATTAGAGCATTTGACATATCAAAGTGTTTATCAACCTTTAACATTTAGATATGAAGGCTTGCGTAATTGCGAGATACGAGTTTTAAAAGAAGTTTGCGACACATTGCCAAGCGGTCAAACATATTCCACATTAAACAATTTTAGCGAGGTCAATGTGCGAATAACTGACGAGGCGTTGGCTGATTGGTTTTATAACACTTGGTTGTACACTATTTATGCGGCTGGCACACGATTTGGTTATCCAGTTGGTAATTATGTGCGTAAATTCAAAGTGAACTCGGCTATGCCTTTGAAAGCGAGTGCGACAAATGTGCCTTATATTAGAATACCGAACTGCGACTATCTAGAGGGTACATTTACGGAAGACCAAGCGAGTGCGTTTGCAGGACTTCACGGCTTCAACTCAAACAATATGCGCAACCTTAAAAACTTCCCTTTGTGGACTGTTATAGGTGGAGCAACGACAGGTTGTTTGTTGCCAGCAACAGCATCAAATGGTTTGGCTAATTTCAGGTTTTGGTCGATGCAATTAGAACGCTCAAATTTTGCTTTGTTTAATAATAGTGTTATTGACACAGACCCTACAAAATCATTTGTTGCTAACTTGCCGACCGTATTAGCAGGAAGCGCACAGACGATTTATTTTGACGATACGACGTTTAAAAATCAATTCACGGCTGGAGAACAGGCGCAAATAGTATCAACAATAACAGGTAAAAATTGGGGGCTAACATGGTAAATAAAATCATACAATTAGACGAAGGTAAAGAGGCTCGACAGCTGATTGCCGATGAAGGTAAGTTATTATTTTTAGCTTACGAACTTGACGAGCTTGGGAGTGATGCACAAGGAGTTTCAAATGTGATTATACCGATGTGCTGGGATTACGAGCAGATTTATATCGAAAAAAGTATTAACTTATAAAACCATTAAACAATGGAGAAATTTTACACGGCTGTACAAGGAACGCTTATAGGTATAGCCACTTCAGTCGCAGCTTATTTTGATAGCACATTTAGTTTCGTTTGTGCTTTAATTTTGGCTTTTTTATTTAACATTTTAGCAGGTTTTAAAGCCGACGAAGTCAAAATAAATATCAAAAGAATTTTTCCGCCTGATTTTTTTGACAATTTTAACGGAAACAAGCTAAAAGATAGCTTAATGGAGTTGTTTTTAATTACCACTATAACATTCCTTTTAAAAGGTATAATTGATTTGATGCAAAGACAAGATTTAAGCACCTATGCGGTTCAATTTCTTATCGCTATTGCCATTTATTATTATTTTAGAAATGGTTTGCGTAATTTGGTAAAAGTTTATCCAAAAGTCAAATTTTTAAAACTTCTTTATTATCTTATAGCATTTAAGTTAAAAGAAATTATCGGAAGTGATTTATCGGATATTGTTGAAAAAGCAGAAAAGGAAAAGGAAAAAGAAAAATGAATAAAATAACCATACAAATTAAGCGTTTTGCGTTCAAAGAAACGTACACTATTGGAAAGTTATATGTCGATGGCGTGTATATTTGCGACACGATAGAGGATAAAGTGCGAGTTTTAAAAAGCGCAAAGGATAAGATCTATGGATTTACCGCCATACCAAGTGGCGAATATCGTGCCGATGTTGCCTTCAGTAATAAATTTAGATACAATGTTGTTCGATTGTTTGGAGTTCCGTATTTTGAAGGTATCTACATTCACAAAGGGAACACCGAAAAGGATAGTTTAGGTTGTATAATCGTAGGCTATAATGATAAAAAAGGTTGGGTTTCACGACCAACGGAAGCCCTGAATAAATTAATGGAAGCGATTGAAGGATACGATGAATTAAAAGTTATTATAAAATGAAAAAACAAATAACCATTTTAAGCCTTTTTGCGGCACTATTATTTTTTAGTGGATGTTCGCCTCGTATTTTGGTGCGTGAGGTCGTTAGAGATAGCTTAATCGTGCGTACGAAGTTAGATAGCGTATATCTGTACGAAAAAGATAGTATCTTTATCAAACAAAAAGGGGACACGGTATTTTTTGAACGATGGTCGATACGATACAAAGATAAATTGATTGAGAAAAAAGATACTACCTACATCAATAAGGTAGAAGTTAAAGAGGTTGCCGTTCCTGCTCAATTGAATTGGTGGCAAAAGTGGCAAATACGCTCTTTTTGGTGGCTTTTTGGTGCAATTGCTATTGTTGTAGGGTGGCAAATAATTAAGATCTATTTCAGATTAAAAAAATAGTGGTTTTTTCATAGTATTTAAGTGTGTGAAGGGTATCGGCTGTGAAGTCTGCACCCTTTTTTTACGAATATAAGTGTTAAAATATGTTAAGTTGGTAAGGTTATAATTAAAATAATTACAAGTAAGTGCGTAAAGTGTTGTATTTGTGTAAGTTAGTAAATGAAAATAATTTGCATATTTCTTTACTTGTAATATATTACGTTATATCTTTGTGGTATAGAAATTCAAACACAAACTAATACTTAAAATTATGAAAGCAACAATCACAACTCTCGGCAACATGGTTTTTTTAAACTTTTTTAATTCAAAAGAAATTTATTCTGTAAAAGGATTTGATACGATTAGAAAGGCGACAAATTACGCAAAAAAATATGGTTATACTATTTATGAAAAACTACCCGAAGATGTTAGAGAATTTGAATACTGCGACTAAAAAAGAAAATGATACATGTTACATAGCTCTACTATGAAAAAACAAACACCACACAAGCAGATTAAGGCACTCGATGCAGAAATAGGAAAGCTGCAATGGAGTCTGTCAGAAGAAAAGGATGTGAAAGCGTTTGAGGCTTTAAGACGTAAAATCGACCAACTCGAAATTAAAATGGTTCAAATGCTCAACCCTATCGAAAACGAGCAACCATTACCAAACTTTAAAATTGTAACAAAATGAAAACAATGGAAACTATTCAAAATGGAATTACCAAAGAAGCTGCATATTTGCAGCATATTTATTCAGATGATTGTATATTAGAGTATTATGACTTTTAAAATCGTAACAAAATGAAAAAACTAAAAATCTATCGAGTGATTAACGACACTCGAAACTCGCACGGAATGGTAAATACATACGCACGCCATTTTGGGCAAGCAGCAGACCAGCATGTTTGGGTTAAAGATGTAAAAACAGGAACGCTTTATCTTTGTCCGGAGGTTGATTTAAAAGAAGCAACAGCCGAATACATTACCAAAAAGCTCGAACAAGCCGTACTATTTTTCGCTGGACTTACGGCACTAGTTATTTTAGCTGCAAACGTAATAAACGAGGGGCATTGGTTCGGTTCAGTAGCCTTCGCCATTATCAGCTTCGTTTGCTTCACTGTTTTTAAATTACAAAAAGACGAGTATTAACAATTAAAACACTTACAACTATGAAAAATTTTGACGACAAAGAAACGCAAATACAAGAAATTTGCGACCGAGTTAGAAACTCTGATTTTTTTGATACAGAGTTGAAAATTGCCTACTACGACATTATGAGAGTAGTGAGGAGTGCTTATTACGAAGGGTGTGATGATGGAGTGCAAATACTTTCGGAAATACAGGCAAAAAATCAAGAACTAATTAATAACCTTTTTAAATAATACAACAAATGAAAACAAACGGAAGATTACAATACGAATACGAGCTACTTCCAGAGCTTGAGCCTATCAGTGACTATCAAACATTTGAGCTTGAATTTGCAGAAAGGGATTTGAACTTTATGGTGTTTGCAAAAGTAGTTGTCGATGTTTCAGTTGAACACGACGGAGATGATTGGAACACGCCACGAACCACGACCATAAAAAGCAAAATCCATTCATTAGAAGTTGATATTTGCGACGAAAATGGCGATGAGGTGGAAGATGAAAACGACTTAATTTACAACGAAGTATTATACATTTTACAAAACTTTTATGAAAACTAAAATGAAACAGAAAAAATTTACATTCACGGAAGCATATAACAAAATTCCGTACAACGAGATGAAAGGCTTTAGAGCCAAAGCAAAAAAGGTGCTTGGAGTTACAAGCGATAACCAATTTTGTAACTATAAATTAGGCAGAAGCAATTTGAAACTTAATCAGTACGCTGGCTTGGTGGCATTATTTGCAGAATACGGAATTAAAGACCCTATTAAGTCTATTTAGATTTAGTCTAAATTAACCAAACCTATTGCAGGTTATAATAAAAATTATTACATTTGTAAACATTAAAACACTAAAATTATGGCAAAACTACCAGCAATTAAAAACATTTATGGCGACATTGAACTCGCTATCAAACAAGATGGACTTATGGCTGTTCTAAACCAGCCACCAGCAAATGAATGGGTAAAAGAACATCCATACGTTAAGAATTATAAGTACTTACCGATTGAGCGTGTAGAATGGTTACTAAAATCTATTTTCAAAACAGGCTACAAAATAGAGGTAATAAAAACCGCTTTGATGTTGAACGCTGTCGAGGTTACGGTTCGTGTTCATTACAGAGATATAATCACAGGCGAATGGATGTTCCACGATGGAGTAGGGGCGCAAGAAATTCAAACTCAAAAGGATAGCGGACACTTAAAACTTGATATGAGCAATATCAATCGTGGTGCAATCACAATGGCTCTACCAATAGCAAAAACATTGGCAGTAAAAGATGCGTGCGACCACTTCGGAAACATTTTCGGTGCTAACTTAAACCGTAAAGATTATATCGAATATGGAGTTGATTTGACCTTGCAGCCGATGGATGAAAAACACCCAAATTGGGAGAAAGTTAAAGCAGCGATAAAATCAAAAAGCTATGCCGTTGAGGATATTGAAGCAAAATACACATTAACCGACCAAGCAAAAGAAACACTTAAAAAATTATACGATGGAACAATTTAAAATTAGGGCTTCTGGCTGTGGTCAGATAATGACCAACGCAAAAAAAGATGGAGAATTATTGAGCCAAACTACTAAAACGTATGTTGATGCGTGGCTCAAAGAGAAAATTTACGGTTATCGTAAGCAATTTAGCTCGAAACAGACCGACAAGGGGCTTGCGTACGAAGATGAAGCAATTGACAAGGCTATTGAGTGGCTAAACCTTCCTTTTGTCCTTAAAAACGAACAGAAGTTTGAAAATGACTTTATAACAGGTGAGCCTGATTTGATTTTAGAAGATTGTATCATTGACATAAAGAACTCGTGGGATTGCTTCACGTTCCCTCTATTTGAAACAGAGCTTCCAAATGATGATTACTATTGGCAAATGCAATGCTATATGGAACTTACAGGAAAACGTAAAGCAAAAGTGGTGTATATATTGCTAACAACGCCTGAAACGTACCAAAATATGGAGATGGTTTACGACCACGTACCAACTGAACAACGTATCAAAGTCTTTGAAGTCGATTACGACCCAGAAGCAGTTGAAAAAATCAAAAAAAGAGTTGAAGAAATTAGAATTTATATCGAAACAAAATTACAAACAATTAACAAATAACATTATGAACACACCATTTAATGGACAAATAGATTGGCTTCCTGATTTTATCGGAGAAGAATTGATGAACCAACAGGAATTACAAGGCAATAAGCGTGATATTAGCGTTTTTGAAAAAAACATTGGAGCTTCTTTTTCAACTGAGGGTTTTACGTGGGAAAAAACCAAGCAGGGAGATTTATTTTGGCGTAAAGTTTTAAAAGGAAAAGACATCAACCTATTCCTCGCTTGGTTTAAGCCTGAATTGGAAGTTTTTGACAGAGAATCTGGAATTTTTATTAACAGAGTAATTGGCTACAATGAAGATTTGTTTTATCCGTTTTTTGTAAAAAAGTCAACGACAGGTGGTTATGCATTCAAACACGCTCGCCTTCCCAAAAAAGAGAACGCAGAGAAATTAGAACTACTAAAAAAAGCAGACGAATTATTAACAAAGGCAGCCGAATTAAAAGCCGCTGCCGAAAAACTTTAAAATTATGGCAAGTTTATCAGAAATTTATTTAAAAAAATCAACGCTCGAAACAATTTTGAAAGCGTTAAACGCCAAACAAGGCAAAGAGGGCGAAGGTGTGAAAATCACGATTTCGTTATCCGACCAGACGAACAATTTCGGACAAAATGTGAGTGCTTATGTGGCTCAAAGTAAAGAGCAAAGAGATGCTAAAACACCACTCTTTTACGTTGGCAATGGTAAAACCTTTTGGAGCAAAGGCGAAACGCCAGTGCCGCAACGTGAGCAGCCAACGCAACCAGTAGCGAGTTCAAATGATAACGATACATTCACATTTTAACAATCTAAATTTAAACTTATGAAAAAGCTATTTATTTCATTTATCGTTTTGGTGATTTTCGCCTCGTGCGAAAGCTGGTCTGGTTGTGGCGTTATTTCTGACAAAAAGCCAATACAAGAAGGCTATGTGGTTAAGTACTATTTGATTTTAACCGACGACCGAGGCAACGAACACAAAGTCGAAGTAACCAAAAAAGAGTACAACGAACGTATTGAGGGAGAAATTATTTGCCAAAATCCGTAAATAAACCCTCAAAAAGTTTTTTTATTCAAAAAATAAGTATTATCTTTGTGGTGTTAAAGTTACACATCTCACAACATTGTAACTAAAAATTTTTAGCCCTCGTTAGGTGCGTATTGAAGTGAGATGCAATACAATCCTATCGGGGGCTTTTTAATTAATTTTATTAAAGGTTTACTCTTTTACCTTAAAAAGTAGGAATTATTATGGCAGATTATAAAATTTTTTTTAAAGGCTCAAATGATTGTAAAAATGATTCATTAGGGTGTTTTGGAATGGATGGAAGGTTATATTTAGCAATATATAAAGATAATAAAGAAATCCCAGTATTTATTGCGTTAGATAAATCAACTGCAATCAAATTCTCAAAAGAAATAAGACGTCAAATTTATTTAATGGGGGATTTGATATGAAATACTACCTACACGATTCAAATTCGTTTAATGACGAGAAAATAACAGAGCTTTTCATATCATTTGGGTATGAAGGTTTGGGTTTATTTTATACCATTCTTGAAAAGTTAGCAGCTCAAGAAAAACCAATTAAAACTAACGTGCTAAAAACTCAACTAAAAGTGGGTAAAAAGTTGGAAAAATGTTGGGAGTTTATGGAAAGTATTGAACTAATTTCATCAAACAATGGCGAAACTTTCAACAACAATTTGCTAAACTTTAGCGGAAAATATAAAATAAAAAAAGAAAAAACAAGAGAAAGAGTTTCGCAATGGCGTAAAAATCAAGAGCTTACAAAAAATGTAACGTGTTACGAAAGTGTTTGTAACACCGATAAAATAAATGAAAGTAAAGTAAATGAAAGTAAAGAAATAGATAGTGTAAAATCTAAACGATTTTCACCACCTACACTTTTAGAAGTAGAAGATTATTGTTTTGAAAGAAAAAACACAGTTGATGCCTCTAAATTTATCGACTACTATACGTCGAACGGTTGGAAGGTCGGCAAAAATGCGATGAAAGATTGGCGTGCGGCTGTAAGAACTTGGGAAAAAACACAAAATAACACAACAAATGGAAATAAGCAACAAAACAGACTTGATGCAGACGCTAAATGGCGAGCCGAAATGGAAGCCTCAATCGCAAGAGATTACGCAGCACTCCACAAATAGTATTCAGGTTTACGAGAACAAAGACGAATTTTTAATTAAATTCAATCCGCAAAAGCAAAACGAATACATTAAGCACTTTGACCGCTGTTTTATTGGCAAGGCGTTACGATTGAGCGATGTGGCTGTCGCATACGAAGCGAAAACGGCGATATTTTGGCTAAAGATACAGTTACTCGATTTGGCTCTATTTACAGGCGTAAAGAAGCCAATCGATGAACAAATTACAATGCTGTGCGAAACGATTTTAGCAAATTACGGATTTTTGAAGGTTACCGAGCTTATGGTTTTCTTTTCAAAATTCAAGGCTGGGCAATTTGAAAGGTTTTTTGGTAACTTTGATGCAATGGTGATAACTAACTCGCTCGCTACTTTTATCGAGCTTCGTAAAAATTGGAAATTTGAGGCTTATCAGCACCAAGAGAATGAAAAAAGAGAAAAAAGGCACGAGAATACAATACCGATGCCAGAGTATTTACAACAAAAACTTAAAAAACTATGAGAGAAACTATTTTTTTAGCAGTTTGCAACGCTTTAGGACTTGATTACAAAGAGGCAGCCTCACAAAATCGCTACCGTGAAAACATAGTAGCACGGCAAATGTATTTTACTTTGGTTCGTGAAATATACGGGTACAGGTATTCGTTAGGCTGTATTGGTAGGATGAAATACTTTGAAAAAAAAGTGCATCACTCAACGGTTTTATATCACTTGCAGAAGTTTAAAGATGAAATAAACCAGCCTTTTATGGAAGATATAAAGCCGATTTACGAGGAGTTGCTAACAAAATTTAATACTAAAAACTAATTTAAGCCCTTTTAAGCCATTATTTTTTCAAAGTGGATAAAGATACCACAAAAGGAAAGATAATTGAACAGATGGCAAGGAAACAATAAAATAAACGATATTATGAAACTAAATGAATACATAGAAATTACAAACGAGGATAATATGGAGTTGATGGCTCGGTATCCTGATAAGTATTTTGACCTTGCCATAGTAGACCCGCCATTCGGAATAAATATAACAAATAGTGGAAGGCTTAAAAAATATAATACAAGCAATACAACTTGGGATGATTCAACGCCAAATAAAGATTATTTTGACGAGTTGTTTCGTGTTTCAAAAAATCAAATCATTTGGGGTGGGAATTATTTTATTGAGCATTTAAAAAATACAAAATGCTGTTTAATATATGACAAAAAGCGACCTGAAGGGATTAGTTTTGCATCTTGTGAAATTGCTTGGACTTCTTTTGATAGTGTTACAAAAACATTTTACTATTCACCAATGAATATAAAAAACAGAATACATTCATGCGAAAAAACTGTTGCTCTTTACGCTTGGATATTAAAAAACTATGCAAAGCAAGGCGACAAGATAATAGATACACACTTTGGCAGCGGTTCGATAGCTTGTGCAGTACATAACGCAAATATCATTGATAAAATGGACTTATCACTTGTGGCTTGTGAATTAGACAAAGATTATTTTGAAAGCTCGATACAGCGTGTTAAAGCAGCTTTACAAACTCAATCACTATTTTAGCTATTTAGAAAATAAACAATTAAAACTATTAATTATGAAAGAACAAGTTGTATTGTCATTGATCAACGGAATGAACACGCTCAGACAAGCGATGGAAAATATAGGAATACCTGTAAAAAAATACTATTCAAGTGAAATAAAGCCTTATGCAATCAAATTAACTCAACATCATTTTCCAGATACTATTCAACTTGGGGATATAAAAAAGTGGCGTGATTGGGATATTGATTGGTCTGAAATTACTTTTATTGGAAGTGGTTCTCCTTGTCAAGATTTGAGCAGTATAGGTAAAAGAAAAGGCTTAAATGGAGAAAAAAGTAGTTTATTTTTTGATTTTATTGATATTCTAAACCACTGCAAAACATTAAACCCTGATGTTAAGTTTTTACAAGAGAATGTTGGTAGTGCCAATAAATTCGATATTGGAATAATGAGTAGACTTTTGGGCATTTATCCAGTTATGTTAAATTCCGATAAATTAGTCGCCCAGCAAAGAGATAGATACTATTGGACAAACATTAAAACAAAACAATCTATGTTTGATACAATAACAGATATACCGGAGCCAGAAGATAAAAATATAATGCTTAAAAATATAATAACCAGTGGAGAAGTAAAAGAAGATAAACACAAGGCATTGATGCACAGAATGTATTACTCTTTTGGTCATAAAGATAAACTATCTGAAAAAGCTCAAAAATATATTAGAGATAGAGAAAAATTTGGCAATACAGTGATTTATGAAAATGGGTATTTACGTTTGGCAAATAAGATAGAGCTTTGCAGGCTTCAAGGTTTCCCTGATGATTATTGCGACATACTAAATCTGCGTGAATCAGCTTCATTATTAGGAGATGGTTGGACTTTACCGGTTATTGAACACATACTATCATTTTACAAGAATTAACTATTTAGACAAAATCTAAATTAGCTAAAATGTTTGGAAAACAAAAATAATGCTGTACATTTGCAGAGTAGATACTTAAAAAATAAGCTATGGAAACAAAACTTTATCAAACAGCGAAGGAATTTTTTAAGTTCCTTAATAATTACGAAGCCGATATTTGGATTAGAGGCAGTAAGGCTTTTGATGCAAATGGCGAATTAGTTGCGGAGTATAAAACTAATTTTTAACATATTAAAAAAAGAGTTTGGGTTTTATTTAAATGTTACCTTTGGACTATATTTTCAATCGTTTTAATTGTGATAAACTATAATTGTGAAAATTATAAATTATCTATTTTAGGTGGTTTTTTACTTGGTTTTTGGTTCAATGAATTTCTTCAAATCTTAAATAATGAAAACAAGCATTAAAACTATGGAAATAATTTATTTTCAACCGCCATGCATAAGCCCTCAATTTTGTGAAGTTGGTATGATTTCAGACACAGACCCTGAATATATTTGGTATTTAGACGAACCTTGTAAAATCCTAATTTCAGAGGTAAAAATCATACCAAAAGAGAATGTCGAATACGATAAAAAAAATCGTTTATATCGTGTTAGAGTCCTTTAAACTCAATCTATTAACTAAAAAACTATGGAAAAGAAACTATCCAAAGAGCCAAAAAGAAGGCTCAAAGACGGGCGGTACTGCTCGGAAGAACAGAAGCGGATTGAGATGTCAATCGAGCGATGCAAACTTCTTGAAATGAAATTGAACGCAGCCGAAAGAAAGGCAAAAGCATTGACAGATGCTGCGGTTATGTTTGAACACAAATACAACGAACTTGAAACAAAATACAACGAGTTAAAACGAAAAATTAAAGAGCTAATAAATTAAATTTTTTAATAACGTTTCTCGTGTATGCGTAGGGCGATTTATGAACTATAAAATTTGATACAATGACAGAAGAAACTTTAGAAACTATAATACTCGGACACATAGCTAAAGAGCTAAAAGACGAAATACAAATTGGAAGACAGGTAAACCTTGCTAAAACGATAATGCAAGCCTTACGCATGCACAATGTTGTATGGCGAAGCGAACCGTGTGGCTTACTTCACTCGACTGATTGGAATGGGAAATGCTTTAAATGTGGTGAACAAGTTTTTGTAAGAAAACCAAAATAAACCACATGCTACTAACGGGCTGAGTATTGCCGTTCGTTACGGAATAGAAAGGATAAACTTTAATTAAAACACAAACTTTTAAAATGGGAAATAACACTCAAAATAAGGACTTAAGCCGTAATGACGGCAATACTATGTTAGCGGATGCGCTTCCTCCTATGAACGT